GCGGCGCGTCAAGTGTTTGTGTCCAATCTGACGCAGCCAACCATGCATCACGATGCCAACGCATCGCCCGTTGACACGCTTCGGGCGTGTCGCCGTCAAGATCACATAAAACGATCATCATGCCCCCATGTCATACAAAACAAGTTGTGCGGGTCGGTTTGCATTTCCTGCGACGCCGCTGGTGCCGGTACCAGTTTGGAACGTGCCTTCGACTGTTACTGAGGTTAGATCGGATGCAGGAACAAAGTTGACAAATTGGGTGAAGTTGTGACGGGCGATCGTTGTAGTTGCAGTTTGAGAGTTCTGCTGTAGTAGCGTCGAATTGACATAGATGCGCGCAAACACGATTTGCGTTGTGCTCGCCGTGTAGGTGAACCCAGATAATCCGATCAGATAGTTTCGGCCAGCCTTGAAACTTGCGGTGAACGAAAGCAAAGCCGTTTCGCTGGTGTTGATCGCGGTGTCAGATGTCAACTCGTCCGATGCGATGAACCCGCCGGGGAGTGCGTTCATTTCGGCTGCGGTGAGCACGCTGCCTGCTGTGAATGATCCGGGTGCAGCCATTATCGGTCACTTTCCTTTTTCGGGTGTCGAACCTGCGCCAACAACCAGCCGTACAATGCGCCACCCGCAACCCAAATTGCTGTATGCAACCACATCGGGATCATCACGGTGCCTCAGGGAAATCAGCAGTCGGACCCGGTTCCCACGTTGCAGGGAAATCACGGAGAGCCTGCCGGTAGGTTGCCCACGCTGCTGCGTTGCCGGTTGGGTCATCAACAGTCTGCGTCCAATCCGACTCAGCCAACAACCGATCACGATGCTTCCGCATACGCTCTAGCCACCATTCGGCAGGAACCTCAGCAGGGTCAAAAGGTGATCGTAAATTCATCATGCCCTCGTATACACAATCGAAAAACCAAAATCGTCGCCCGCTCCCCAAGTAAACGGGACCGTTCCACCGTCGCCCCAATAGTTGGGAGTGTTCCCTATGTACCAGATCGCCAATGTCGTTGACGTTCTAATGACAGGAATTCCAACATAAGTGTCGCCCAAACTGCTGTCATAAGCGTTCACAGTCCCAAACGCACGGAAACCACGATCACCGCTCGTATCGCCTGCGACCGGCAACGATATTTCCATCCGTGCCGAAACGCTTGATATGTAGGTCGTTTGAAATCTAAAAAATACCAAATCGTTGAGCGTTGCATATTCGGCAGTAGGTCCGCTAGCGACTGTGAAATTAGTAATGGTCGGTGTGTAACCCGTCCACTCACCGATAGTGCCCGCGCCTGTCCCCAACTTCGTCTGTACCGCTTCCATCGCGTCGTTAATGTTCGCGTGCTGCGCAGCGTGGGACGGAGAGTCCAACGTCGATGACGACGACGGATTAGTGAAACTATCTAACGAGCCGGGGAAGTTGGTAGCCATACCTGTGTCATCCTAACGTCATCCCGTACTCGGGTCGCCCGTTGTAGCGTAGTAGACCGGCGTCGTATGTGAACGTTGCGTCGTCGTAGGTGTCAAGTGTGCCGCCCAACACACCGAGGATCGGGTCGTCGAGCAGGAACGCGCACGTGTATTGGATCGGGTAAAACGACAGTGTGACGCGCACGTCATCGGGTGTTGCGTCGATTCTGCGGCCCCAAATTATGACCGGTTCGGTAATAGTGGTCGCGGTGCCTGCCGGGGTGAATTCGACCGTGGCGACCTGCCACATCCCCGAAAACGTGTCGAGTAGTTCGGCCCATGCCTGCTCAGACGCCGACGACGCACCGACTGCGGCGTCGCACATTTTCGACGTCACTTGTAATTGTTGCACCACAAATTCGGATCGGCTGCGAGCGTTCGCGTAGCGTTCCGCAATGCGTTGTGCCTGACCGTCTGCGCCACCTTCGACGGCAAGACCATCGCTCAACATGATGTCGGTGTACGTGATTGCACGTTCACCGTAAAGACTTTCGGCATCAGTGTTTGTCACTTCCGCAGTGTGCGTTGACGAGCCCGTGAACTTCGCTGCGACGCCGGTAATTTTCGCTTTCGTTATTAGTTCGTCAACTGTCCACCCGCGCTGCAAATTACGGAACGGCAATTCACCTGACGCTGTGTTTTCAGCGAACTTGTATGTGTACCGTGTTTCAGTCACAAGACTGTGACTCATCGAATAAAACTCGTACCGTGCGGTGGTGTATTGCGGAACTGGGAACGTCGGTCCGCTTGCGTAGATTCGGGTCGGCCATGCCACAGCCGGACCGAACGGCATCACCGCAGTCTGCAACCAGTCAGACGCGACACGCTCATCACCAGTGACATATGGGTCGGCACCAGTGTCGGCATCTGTACGCAACGGGTACTCTTTCACGAACGTGAATTTGTACTGCAACCCCCATTGTGGCATCGGTACACCAGAGAAATCCAAAACCGGTCCGCTGCCGAAATCAACGAGCGTTCGGTCGAACGTGAATGTGATCGCGTCGCCGACTAGCACGCTGAACCCGTATTCTGCCTGTTGTGTTTGGACGGCGCGCCCGCCGACAGTCATAAAATCGTTTCCGCGGATCGTCACAAAACTGTTTACACCGTCGTCGTCGAGTTCGAAATCGGTAAGTAAACCGTGAAAAATTGTGGCGGTGTGCGCGCCGACGGTGGCGTCGATAAATATTGCTTTGCTGTGCCAGTCCCACGACGAGTAGGTCGACCCGCCGCCGGGTGTTAACGCGCCGTCGGTGTTATCTAACGTGATGCGGCATTGTGCGGCACCTATTTCGCCGATGTCGGCGGCTAGTTCTGTGCTTAGTCCCATTGTGCGATCCGTGAAATCGACCGGGGCCTGCACACCGGGCACCTCTAGGTCACCGATTTTTACGGTGACCGCTGTCGAGATTGTCACGCGCGCACCTTGTCAGTGACCGGGATCGGCAGCGTGCCCGTGTTCCGTGCATAACGGCGGATAGCGCGCACCACGTCGGCGCCGTCCGATCCGGCGGGCATGTTAACGGTGACGTTAACGCCGCCGCCGACACCGAGGCGATGATTAGGAACGATGTTCCCGGCGGTGTGCGGCATGAATAGTTCGGGGCCTTGCTCGCCGACAATGTACGGTGTGTTTCCTTTTACGGGTCCGCCTCGTGCTAGGCCGGGAATGTATGGGATGTCGAATCCGGGGGTGAGGTCGACACCGCCGACGGGGATGCGTTGGATAAAATCGCCGATTTTGCCGAAATCGCCGCTCGTGAATCCGCCGGTCAGGTCTTTTGCGGCGTTTTTTCCTGCCTGTTTAAAAGCGTCGCCGAGGCCGTCGACGATCGCCTGATATATTTCGTAGTTGACCCGTAGTAGCGCGGGGGCGAGTTCTGTCACAAAAGCGTTCGCAAAATTGTTTGACAGGTCCTCGGCAGCGTCGCCGGTCGCCTCTTCTGATTCGGTGCCGTTAATCCACGACCACAGCGAATCGACAAGGCCCGCCATCGCATCGCCAAACGCCGGTCCGAGGTCATCGCGGATATAGTCAGCGACGCTATTCATCCATTCGGCAAGTTGTTTAGTCGCGTCGGCGCCGTCGGTGTTAATCCATTCCCACAACGCCGCGGCCAATTGTTCCGCTCTCGTTTTCAGGTATGGCAACGCGGTGTCGGTAAACCATGCCCCGACCTTGCCGAGCCATTCCGCGAGTTTCTTAATTGTGTCCCACCCGTCGGTGGTCACCCATTCCCACAGGGCGGCGGCCCATTCGGCGGCTTTTGTGCCGAGGTACGGCAACGCGGTGTCGACAAACCATGTGCCGACAGCGCCGAGCCATTCCGCAAGTTTCTTGATGGTGTCCCACCCGTCGGTCGTGACCCATTCCCACAGGGCGCCGCCCCACTCGGCGGCTTTCTCGCTGAGATACGGCAGGCCTGTGTCGATCATCCACGCGCCGACTGCCTGCGCCCAGTCCCACAGTTTGGCTACGGCTTCTTTAGCGCCGTCGACGATCCACCCGCCGACGAGTTTCAACACGCCTAAAAGGCCGTCCTCTTCGAACGTGTCGACGAGAGTTTGCAAACCGGGCACCACGGTGTCGAGCACGAAATTTGTTAGCCCTTCGAACGCGGGCAGTAACGCGGTGCCTAGTTGCTCGTTAATTTGCGAAAAAGCGACTTTGATGCGGTCGCTTGCGTTAGCGGTTGCGAGCGCGGTGCCGCCGACCTGATTTTCGATTTCGTCGAGAATCAAGTCTTGCGCGGCGAGCAGGTCGCCCGATTCGACGAGCGTTTCGATCAGTTCTTTTTGTTGCTCGGTGAATGTGACACCCGACCGGGCAAGTGCGCTGATGCCTTTGATCGGGTCGTTTAGTGCTTTTCCGAGTTGTTTTGCGTTGTCGGTTGCCGACCCGAAACCCGCTGCGGCCATGTCAAGCGTTAACTGCGTCGCCCGGTCAAACGCGCCGCCTACCTCGTCAGCAGACCCGGCAAGGTTCCCGAACGTCAGCAGGAGCGCTTGCGATTCTTTGATCGTGTTTTGATTGACGCCGGTTAGCCGTGCCTGCTCATTAGCGAGGCCGACAAGCCGGTCGGTGACGTCGCTTGTCGCGTCACCAAATAGGCTCATGCTTTCGGCAATTTGCGCGATGCGCGCATTTGACGTTGCGGCGGTTTCTGCCGCGTCGAACGCGGCTTTTCCGAGGGCGACCGCCCCGGCGACGGCGGCACCCGCACCGATCGCAGCGACCTTGCCTAGTTTCGTGAACGCTGCACCGACCGACGACCCGAATTTCCCGACGTCTTTTTGCGTGTTTTGTAACGTGCGACGTAACGGTGCTGCGTTGCCCGTGATCGGTATCGAAATGCTTTTAGCCATCAGCGCAGTTTGTGCCGTTTCGTCAGTTCGTCGATTCTGGCCTCGTATAGCCGCACAAGGTCGGCACGACGAGGGTCTAACGCATCATAGACGAACGGTTGCGGGCGGATGCGACGAGCAGGCCATCCGAAATGGATCGGACCGGCATATGGGACACCGCCGCCGAATCCGATACGTACCCGACCGCCTGACTGCACAGCCCGCCCGACGATGCTATTACGTAGCCGCCCTGATCGTGCCGGGGAAAGTTTGCGGGCTTCACGAGCGACAATTTCGGCGGCTTCAAGGTGTGTCGGCTTCATTGCCGTTTTTGTGTCGTCGCCGAGCGCCCGCGCCGCACGGTTAAATTCGCGTAGGCCTTCTATGCCTTGTTTCCCTGCCCGGTTCTCAATTCGGAACCCGACGACGCCGTTAGCCATGTTTCCGCTTCGCCTGTCTCGCTTGCTCTTTTAGTTGCCGCATCATCGCTTCGACGATGATCGGCGGTGTGTCGAGTAGGTCGCGGGGCGAAATACCGGTCGCAAGTGACAGCGACGCGATTTGTGCGGCTATTCCGCCCCGGACGTAGGGACCGGCGCATTATCTATGTCAACCGACACCACGTCTTTGCGCCATTGGTCGACCGGTTTCACCACGTTTCCGGCGTTTTTCTCGGCGATCCATCCGAGCAACGCAAGGTGCGTGAGTTTTACGTTCGACTCGGAAAACGCGACCGGTACCCCGATTTTGGCGATTTCTTCGAATTCGCACAGACTGTTCAGGTCGAGATCGTAGGTGCCCTTAGATCCGTCGCGTTTCGCGACGGATACCCTAAACCCGAACACGGTTTACGACGTCGCCCGGACGAGGGTACCGCCGACGAGTTCAAGGCTGAACGTGCCTAACTCGCCGGGTGCGCCTGCGTTAATCGGCTGATATGACGCGACGAGCGCGTCGCTGACCGTAAATGTCGGATTTTCGGTGGCGACCGCTGCCGATGTCGGCTGCAGAATGTAGGTCGTGGTCGTGCCGATCAGCGCTTCAATGGTCGGGTCGGATTCGCCGGTCGCGAAATCCTGTTGCAGTTCGATCGTCGCCGAAATGTTTTCGAGACCGCCAACGTACTTGTGCGCGGTGTCTGACATTGCGGTCACTTCGATTTGGTCTGCGTCGTGATTCAGAACGGCGCCCATCGTCCGGTCGGAAAGGTCGACAGAGTTAATCGTGAACTTTACGTCGGTGTAGACAATTTGAGCCATGTTTTAGTCCTGTTCTGTTTTCTGTGCCTTGCGGCGCGGTTTCTGTTCGCTGTCGGCCTCGGTTGCGGTGTCGACCTCGGCAATGTGATTTGCCGCGAGCAACGCCCCAATATTAGCCCCCGGCAGGTCGTCGGCGGTGACGATCGCGCCGATGTCGTGCCCGAGGCGATTTGTAACGATTCGGTATGTCATGGGTTCACCATCACTCTTGTGTCAAATTCGGCGCCGAGGAACACGTCGTCGCCTGCTAATACTTGTCCATAGTTAGCACATCGGTCGACTACCGAGTCGGCAGCGACACCGCCGAGGGTGCGGTCGGCTCGGATTAGCGCGTCGATACTGTCGGGACCGTGCACGAACACGTCGAGCGCGTCGGCGGCGTGTTCCATGTCGAAACGTTGCACGAGTACTTGAATTTTGAATTCAAACGTGGTCAGGCCTTGCCCGATCATCGCGCCGTGATATGTCGCCGGGTTGTCGCCGGGCACGAGCACAGCGCACGGGGTCGTATACACGTCGGGAACCTGCGTGTAGACGACAGTCAAATTTGCCGATGCTGCGAGCGTGTCAGCGAGCCCGCTTTTAACTGTTCGGTAGTCGGCCACAGTCAGCCGACCCCGAACAATTTGACGCCTTGTAGCAACGCGGCGACGTCCGGGTCGGTGCGTGAAATACGGACGGGCCCAAATTCTGAAATAGCGCCCGCCTGAAATCCGAGCGGTGACGCTTTCCGTTGAAATAGGCGACACGACATTAACAGCGCCGCCTGTTTAATGTTCGCGGGGACAGCGGCGGCGTAACCGAACACGCCTGTGATTTCCACGGTTGGACGTCCGTACAATGACAGCGGCCATCCACGGTTAACGTTCGTCAGGGTGCGGAACGGCGCGTCGTTACCGACTGCCACGAAATCGGTTGTGATCGTTAACGTCGTTTCGAATGTGCCGTCTTGATCCTCGTCGGTTTTAACGGTCAGCCCTGACGTCACGGATGTGAGGTCGTCGATGTCGAGCGTGGACGCGGTACGCGGTATATATGTGCGTGTTGATGACGCGGCGACGAACGTGCGCCCTGTGTAGTTGTCGACGAGCGCTTCGGCGGCGGCGATTGCCGCGTCGATCGCGTCATCGTCGGCGGTAGCCGCGACCGGTATGCCGAGAGACGCTTTTACGTCGGCGCGGGTTGTGTAGTTGCTCACCGCTTCGCGGTCCGCTTGCGCGGTTTCGAGATTTTACGCGGCGCCGGGCTGTCGTCTGCCGTGTCGTCGACCGGCGCCGCGTCGGCGCGGGGATGTCCGCCGAGTTTCGCAATGAGTACCGGGTCGGCACCCTGCGCGATCAGGTTTTGCACATATTTCGACATTGTGTCCCCTTGTGTGATCGGTGCGGGTGCCCGCCCTTAAGGGCTACGGGGGCGGGCACCCGCTAACTATCAGAGAGTCGCGGCGAGCAGGGTGCCCTGCACCTTAGCGACGCCGGTCGGGTAACGACCCGCGGTGAACGCGCTATACCCGAACACGACCATGCGGGTGGTCAGGGTGCCCGAACCGACCGACTCGTAACGCAACATGAGCGGCGACGCGGCCTGTTCCATCAGCACAAGGTCGGCACGGTTCGCGACAATGATCGCGTCCTCGTTAGTGCCTGCGCCGAGGTTGGTCGGGATACCGGCGTCGACGACGACC